AAGGTGCGCTCGCTCCTGGTACCTCGGGAAGAAGCGTCACGCCGAAGAGTTGCCAGCCTGGTTCCTGGTTGTCGGCAACACCATCCACTCCGCCATCGAGGACTGGCTCGACCCAGACCACGGTCAGCCCGATGGTTGGTCGCCCGACATTGACAAGCTCTTCTATGCGGAGCGAGACAAGCAGCTTCTGATCGAGCCCGACTCTTCCAAGTGGCTGGCTGGCGGTTCCAAGACCGACCCCGTGGTCGGCCCGAAGGCCCTTCAACTGGCCAGAGACTGCTACGAGAGGGCCTTGGAGTTCCTCGACGACATAGATGTCTGGGAGGTGGAGTACGATGCCTCAGGCAGGCTCCCAGGGCTTCAGGTAGAACTCAAGGCGTTCATCGACATCGTCGGCGAGTATCGAGGCAAGAAGCACAAGAAGTGCCACGGGCCGATGATCGTGGACTGGAAGACCGGGAGCACCAAGCCGGACAACTTCCAGCTCCAGACATACGCAGCTTTGATGGTTGCCAATCCGGACCCCTATGGGGACGCCAAGTTCTTCGGTCGGTACGCCATGCTAGCGCCCAATGCTAGCGATGCCCGGCCCATCGATCTCTCCGATGTTGATCCCGTAGTGATAGGATCAAAGTATCAAGAGATCTACGACCAGATGGCTAGCATGCAGATCCAGGCTAAGCCCGGCAAGTTCGACTGCGGCTACTGCTTTCATCAGCTCAACTGCCTGGACGTTCACGGCAACAAGCTGCCGACCACTCGGCAGATGTACTACGACAAGAGCCGACAGGATCAGCCACCGTTTTGAAACCCGAGGAGCTTCCGTGAATCAAGAAGGCATGGATGATCGGTACTACTTCTCTGACTGGGGAGAATGCATCTGCGGGGATGACGGTCCGGGCAGCAACCCCGACTGTGGGTTGAGTGATAACCACGAAGAAGAGGAAGACGATGAGTGACATGCAGCATCACGTCAACGCACTGAAGGTTGTGTTGACAGAGCTGATCCGGGATGGTTACGCCCTGGAAAACAGGGACGGCAGCCGCATTGGGTACATCGACGTGATCGTAGATCCGGACAAGCACGAGACGTGGACCAACGTTATGTCGGATGGAGAGGTCGAAGCGTGACTGCACAGATCACGATGCGGTTCCCGAGCGTCATCACCTACGCCTACACCGAGGTGACCGGCACAGCCGAGGAACTGGGACGCATTAACCCCGAGATGGTGGCGGCGCTGTTCGCCAACGCCATGTTCGTCTACGGCAAGGCTGAGCGAGCCGCCATGGAACGACTCAAGGGGGGCCAGACTGCCCTTCTCCCGGCTCCGCACGGTCCGGCTGAGGAGAAGTCCCACGAAGAGTACGAGAAGCTCCTGAAGGAGGAGCTAGGGGCTTCCGAGGTGGCGGAGGATGATGACGGCTACAAGCCCGAGCCCAAGGTGGCACCAAAGAAGAAAGCTTGGGAGACAGACAAGCCCAAGTCTGCTACACTCAACATCGACTTCGACGACTTCTAGGAGAGACACACATGGGCCAGAGCTTTGAGGACCTGTTCGGCGCCGACGGCAAGGGCGCGAACAAGACCGGCACCGCCAACTATATCAAGTGGGACAAGGTCGGAGACACCTTCGCTCTCGTCCTCCGGGACGCGATCGTGACCGATCACCCGCAGGTCGACTTTGCCACGAAGAAGCCCAAGTGGATGACGCACACCGAGGGTGACAACCACCCCGACGGACGTGACAGGTGGGTCGCCAAGGCGCAGGGCACGTTCGACATGGGCGACCCCGACGTCGAGGCGTTCCAACTGTTCGAGCTGATGCTCCCGGTCACCGTCGCCGCCAAGGCGGGCGACGATTCGTTCGAGCAGTTCGATGCGGAGTGGACGTTCAAGGGTGACCAGGAGGCCAAGTTCAAGGATGCCGTCCTTGAGTACGGCCAGAGCCTGGAGGTCGGTGACATCATCCAGGTCAAGTACCTTGCCGAGGGCAAGCCCCGCAAGTACGCGGTGAAGATCAAGGCAGGCGAGAAGAAGTAAGCTCAAGGCCGGGCCTTCACGGGCCCGGCTGTCCAGGGGTTGCAGGTTGCGGGCGAGGATTCAAGCACCTCGTCTTCGGGTTCGATCCCGATAACCCCACGCAAATGCGTACAAATTCACCCAAAATCTTGGAGAATGATGGGCCTCACCGAGGAACAGCAGAAGGACCTGGACGAGATGGCCAAGCGATTCGAAGAGACGAAGGGCGCAGGCAAGTGAAGGAACCCAGGGATCCAGCGGAGTATATCTCGGTTACGATGATGGCTCTCGCGGTCGTCATCTTCATCGGCCTTCTGGCCAAGGCAATCTCGGAGAGTTAGTGAAGACCCTCTCAAGAACGGTGGCCCGAGGTGTTTCGGCAGGCGAACCGCTGCCTTCACCCTGGCCCATCTTCGAGCAGAACCAGATGTTCTTCAGGCGCGGCGCTGTCTCGATGATCGCCGGTCCTCCCGGCTCGATGAAGACCGTGCTTGCGTTGAATATCGTCAGGCGCATGGGGCCTGACGTACCTACGATCTACCACTCCAACGACTCCGACTCCTTCACTGTGGCGAGCCGAGTGCTCGCCATGCGGCAGAACATCCAGACCTCACAGGCCGAGGACATGGTGTTCTTGCAGTCGAAGGAGGCGGCCAAGTCCCTCAAGGGATTCGACCACGTAAGGTGGTCGTTCCACTCGGCTCCGAACCTGAACTTCATGTGGGACGAAGCCGAGGCGTACCGCACCCTCAAGGGTACGTACCCGCACCACACGATCATCGACATTTTGATGAACGTCGACTACGACGGTGTCGGAGAGCAGAACTACTGGGCTCTGATGTCCGAGCTGAACAACATGGCTCGCGAGCAGGAGACTGCCGTCACCGTAGTGCACCACACCTCGGAGTCGGCTAAGGCTGGCACTCCTCCGCCCCGCAGCGCCATCATGGGTAAGGCGAACCACCTGCCTACCCTGATCGCCACCTTGTGGGGAGACTCGAAGCGCGGTACGCTCGACGTAGCTACCGTCAAGAACAGGTTCGGGCCTCAGGATCCTATGGGGCTGACGTACTTCACGATGCGGGCCGATCCCGCAACGTGCTTCATCGACGAATCGGACGCAGACATGTTGTTCGATTCGAAAGACACCGCACCCGAAGAGGACTGGGGAATCTAATGGAGATCGTCAATGCAGTAGCGGCAGGGGTTTGTCTGATGAGCGTGCTCAGCGCCATCAAGATGTGGACCAAGACCGAGCACAGTGTGTTCATCTTCACTGGTCTGTTCGCTCTCCTTGTCGGTGCACTCAACCTCTTCTTCGCTCTGAACCCGTCATGAGCTGCGAGAACGGCCACTGCATCTACACCACGTGGCGGAACGGTAAGTACGTGTACGTCTGCATCAACTGCAACGAAGAGGTAGGGTAGTGGAGATCACCTGTCCCACGTGCGGAGGTTCGGGCCAGCAGTCATTACCGACTCCGGCCATGGACCAGCACGACGAACCTACGATCATCCACGTCATCTCGACGTGCCTCACGTGTCACGGAAACGGAAAGGTTCAGACATGAGTGACGACCACGAGTGCAGTAACGGCAACTGCTGGTGCGGGGCGGAGTACCCTTGCCTCAAGCACTAGCCTGCAAGGACTGCGGATCTACTACCCGCAAACTCTCCGCTCCCGGTCCTCGGTGTGCTACGTGCAAGAGTGAGTTCAAGAAGGTCCAGGACAAGGCCAGGCATGAGGCGTACGTCCTCAAGACGTACGGCCTGAAGGCGGGAGAGTACGACCTGTTGTATCACGAGCAGGGCGGCGCCTGCTATATCTGCCAGAGGGCTCGGGGGATCTCGAAGAAGCTCGCAGTAGATCACGACCACGCTACCGGCTATGTGCGGGGCCTCTTGTGTGGCCCCTGCAACAAGCTGCTGGGTCACGTCAGGGACGACCCTCGGACCCTGGCCCGAGCCGCCGACTACCTGACCCATCCACCCGCACAACGATTCATCGGATTGAGGAAGTCGTGAACCTGACAGACGAAGAGCTCGACGCCATCGAGAGCGTGATCTACGACCACGTCTTCTATGGTCCGGACGAGATCGTGTACGGTGACGGCCCTGAAGCCGTCACTATCCGAGACGCGTGGTCCAAGCTGTACAACGAGCAGAAGCTGAGGGAATCGAATGCTGTCTGACTGCGCACGGGAAGAGCTGACCCAGCGGGTCAGCGAGTACTTCGGCACCAACGACAAGGATCTCCGGAGCGCAGCCCTTGAATTGCAGGATTCCGGCTGGAGTTGGGATCAGATGCGCCCGCTGCTAGTAAAGGTGTTCAACGCCGGTTACGGCGAAGGACAGAGCGATGCCGAAGAGTAGGCGTGAGCCGTAAGTGGCTCATCGAGCACTGCGAGTTGATGGTTGACATCGCGGCGGAGAAGAAACGGGGAAAGACCTTGTCCTTCCTTCCTGATTACTCTCCGCCGCAGATGTCCGAAGATGCAGCCGAGTTCCCCACGTCCTACCTGCTAGCTCTTGAGCGGGAGGCTATCGGCTTCTACCTCTCCGGTCATCCGCTCGATGGGCTCGATGAGTACCTTGAAAGTAACCGGTCGCACGCCATAGCGGGCGCCCCGGAAGGTGAATGGGTTACGCTTGCCGGTGTCATCACCTTCTTGGAAATCAAGACAACCAGGAAAGGGCATCGCATGGCGGTGCTCCAGCTCGAAGACCGGTCCGGCGTTGCCGAGGTGGTGTTCTTCCCGGCCAACTACGCCAAGGTTAAGGACGGGCTGAGGGAGGACACCGTGGTGTTCATCTCTGGCAAGAAAGAAGAAGACAAGTTCATCGGGAACCGACTAGAGGTTCCGAGACTCAAGGGGTAGCAGTGAGCATCCGCATCAATGCAAGCGTGAACGCAAACGACATTGCCGAGTCCATCGCCAACAGCCCAGACATGCGGCACGACAACTACCGAGGTCTCATCGAGTTCATCATGGACATCGACGAGTACGTGTGCGATCTTCAGTTCGCGATCGCCCTTCGCGATCGGTTCGCTGAGATCGTCGAGATGGAGGGTGAGTGATGGAGGTAGTCAGGTACGATGGCGCAACGGTTGTCTGCATCCACGACGGAGCACCCTGTAACGGATGCCTCACTCCAGAGGATGACTGGCCCGAAGTATGGAAGATCGAATGGGCCTTGGCTGTGGAGGATGAGTGATGAGAAGCCGCAGCGGCCCCTCTGAGGGCCTCCCGCAGTACCCCGAGTACCTGGTGCCAGTCCTGGTCCACTATGACGGTGAAGACGCCACTGAGGACCTTGGCAACCGTCCTTACAAGTGCCCGTTCCACGGCGACAAGACTCCGTCATCTACCGTCAACACCGCTGAGGGCTGGTTCCGTTGCCACGCCTTTTCGGATTGCCCCCAAGGCAATGCGATCCAGATCATCATGAAGAAGGAAG